GCTTTCACTCTCATTTTGAAATCTTCACTATTAGGATCATGGTTTATTGCCATAAATAATTTTCCTTTCAAGAGCCGCCGAACTCCTAAATAGAACAGTTGTTCTATTTAGGAGTGAATACTTTGAATTCCCGGTGTGAATGGCCTCAATTTGATCAATTCCTCCTTGTTACGATGCCTATCACACAATAAGGCTTCGAAGCCATAAGTATTATATCCGGGAGCATGTAATCCTTTTTGTGTCCATTCTCCACAGACCTCACAAGGCACTTGTTGTCTCTCCAGAGAGAATTCCTTCACTTTTTCCAGCGACCAGTCATAGTAATGACGTTCCGCCTCTTCTTTGGAGTGGTGTTCGCAGGTTCTTGCAGCACAGGGACCAGCCGCATGAATAACCTCATCGTTCTTGGAAGTCCAATCCCAGAGTCCGGAAGGTAGACCGTTATCGCCCATGCGTTGCCGCGCTTCAGCGTAATTCATGTCAGGCTCCCAAATATCCGCCGTACCAGGATCTTCATTTCATGGTTCCGCCACCAGATATATACAGGCAGGAAAATGATCAATGCCGCCAGCATCAAAAATGGATAAAGTATCCAGCCAATGATATTTTTCATTCTTTTTCCTTCTTGAAAATGGTTTTTGCCCCCTCCAGGGCGACCGGTGGCTGTGTTGGTCCCATGATTACCCACAACCAGACCCTGCCAAAGAATAGGATGGACAACCTTTCCTTCCAGGTTGGAGACCAGCAGGAAATGGACTGCTGTCCATCATTATAGACTGGCAAAGGACTGCATTCTTCATCTGTCATCGTGGAAGGTTTTTGCAAAACTTTGGTTTGTTCGGGAAAAGCGATTGGTTTCATTCCATTACCTTTCATCTACACGTATGAACATTTGTTCTATTTATTCCAGTTGTCCCGTTTGGTAACAATATGGTTATATACCTGCAAACAGTTTTCCAGAAATTCAGCAAGAAGAAAGTCGGGAGTATTGCTCCTGTTTTCCTTGCCGTGTTTATTAATTAGGTTTTCCAACTCCTTTGAGAAGGTGGAAGTTTCTACAGATGCTGGTTCTTCTACCCAGTCTGCCAATTTGTCACGGGCCTGCTGGAGCAATACAACAACGTCTGTGAGAAGAGGATGGGCACCCAGGTTTTCAATATCCCCCACCATATTATAGATAGCCAGTTCTTCCTTGGTCATCCGGTCCAATCGTATTCTGCGTGGAATATAGCTTATGGCATCCTCACTGCCCAGTTTATGCCATTCCTGGATGGACATGACGATTACACTCCCGCCCACGTCTATACCGATCCTGCCATCGATGGTGACATGAATGCTCGGAGAATAATGGTTGCTTGGATCCATGGGATCGTGCAGATCCTCCCGAAATAATTCCCGGTCGGTGTTGATGGATCCTTTTTCTTCCGTGAGTCCAGTATTCGACATACATCACCTCGTAGTTATGGATTGGTATGGATAGGAAAACAGGAGCTGGTTCCATATCCACAATATACACCCATTTCCCACAAAACAAAAGAGAGATGGGATTGGCATCTCTCTTCACTCTCTCGTTGCTTTTACAGCTTTCTTATCCTTCTCCGACTGTCAGCTCCAGCCGTTCATCGCCAATCCGGGTAATGGCCGTGATCTTCTGCTGGTTATAAAACTCACCAACAGCAAACAGCGCCTCACCAGCATCCAGCGCCGCGTCCACCGTAGCATACGTCACCGGTGCATCGGTTGGCGTTCCATCATCGTGCAGAACACCCGTGGTATCCGCCAGCTTGTATTCCTCTACTGGAGGCTGTGAAACCGTGAGCGGCACCACATGAATCGTGATCTTGTCCATCTTGTCTCCTTTTTGATAATGACGATGACCAGGAACCACTCCCGGCCCAATTTCTCCTAGTATACCCCCAAAAATTTCCAGCACAATCGCTTTTCCCGCCGAAATTCCATTTCCGGTTTTCCCTTTCCACAACGATTATATAGACAGAGAGACAGGCACACGGATCCCCATTCCGTCAATCTCCAAACATCCCTTTCGGAGCAGGAGAGCCTGTCTCTCTATATTATTTAGGCTCCATTTTGATACCCCAGGAATCATCATCCAGCTTTTTGGGAATAAACCGAACATGCTCATTGTTTGCGCGACTCTTCAAATGACCCTCCATTGTGTTCAACCAGGTTGGATTGATAGGACCACACACAATCTGACACAAAACCGCTAGTTGTTCCATGTCTCCCTGATTTACTCCAAGAACCACTTCTTTTTCAGGCGTCCTAATATGCAAACAATGCGTTTCTGTGGGATATCCATTGATTGGTTCCAACAATTTCCCCAACCACCAATCCCTATCCGCTCCCATCTTCATGGAAGCAATCTTCTTGCATTTATGTCCAGCCAATAAATAGTCGGTCATATCATTCTCCTGAAGGAGAATATACCACCCAAATCACCAGCGGTGAGGTGTAGCCTAAGATAGTATAGAGAGAGATGTCTGTCTGAACTGACGGGTCTCGCTATATACATATATACACATCCCATGTACCCCCCGGGTGGAGGGTAGTGGGATGTGTCGCGTCTGCGGACGCAAGGAGAAATCCCATGATCAAGCTCACCGCTGTTGTATTCGCCATTGTTACTGTTTGCGCCAAGTTCGGACTTGTTCCTGCTTTGGCAGTTGCCATTGATTATGTCTTTGGCAAATTGTTCTAATGCGTATCAGGCGCAATAACCTGAGAAGGGCCTGGGGGCAAGCCCTGTGCCGGTGCAAAGCCGGTAATCCTATATGGTGTTCCCTACCTTAGTGGGAGAAAGGTATTCGTCATGAATACTCAACGCAAGTCCTATTTGTTCGAAGCCATACTCGTAGTATTGGCTGTTGTCGTGATTGCCTTCTTCAGTATCACTCGCTTCCCCGCTGTGGGTGCTGAATCAGTGTCACCTGTGCGCTACTTCGCAGGATCTGACTGCATCGCTGATAAGGCTATTGGGGACTTCTATCCCAGAGGTCAGAATAGCTCGCACTGTGAGGTTGGTGCAGGCTACGCTGCTCCTGAGCATGAGAGTTGGCACTATGAGCGTATTACACGCCCTGTGGTCACCACCTCCACCCATGCTGAGAAGGATACCACTGTGGTAGTAGTTACTGCCCCTATAGTGACAGTGGATGCCCCTATAGTGGTAACCACCACTACCTGCACCAATGCCAACCCGGGTAATAAGAAGTGCACAGGCGGTGCTGGTGAGGATCCCAATGGCAAGGGTACTATGCCTGCCGATAGCACTGATGGCAACGGCGAGCATGGCAATCAAGGCGTCAACACTAATGGTGCCGAGCATGGTAATAGCCACAAGAAATAGTACAAAATCACCCTTTGGGGGCTGATCGAAAAACCATAGTCCATACATATTGAACTTTAGCCCACATATTACTTATATGTGGGCTCTTGTTTGCCTATGTGTGCAAATCCTCCAACTTGGAGGAAATCATGTATTCACTAGAAAGGAGTACTTAGATGGGTATCAATTGGAAGGAATATCGTTTGCAAGTTATTGCCATGCTGCCTACACAGACCAATGCTGTTGTTGCTACTAGCGTTATTCGTGTGGTAGAGCATGCCTGCCCACTACCAGAAGCCTATGCTAGGGCTAAGGTTGCATTGAATATCCTTGGCGTGGAAAGCCAGGATGTGCGTTTCTTCAATGGCATGAGCATTGAAGATATCTATACGCTTATCTCATAAAAAGGAATAAACATCATGTTCAACAACTATAAGTTCCTCAACTCATGGGTCTATCGCCTATATCAGTACCTGCACTATGGCATAAAGGACTATAAGGCGATTTGGTTCAAAGAGCTGCAGTAAGAGGCATCATGTCTCACCCTTACAACTACGATGCTGTTCCCAGGGGGTTGGAGCCCGAAGCTGGTAGAGCACTCAATGCAGCACCACTATCAGCCGTTATCACAGTCAAATACCACGGCAATGGTGAGTCCGTTATTCTTGTGAATAACAAACCTTCACCCTCCCTCAATACCATGGCTATGCACACCAGTGTTGACGAAACACTGGATATGCTGGCGTCCAATGGTAGGGCCGTAACTACCTACCGGGAGGCTAATGCAGATAATCCCTTCTCATAATTCAACTCACAAAAACAACCCATAAATCGAAGGCAGGACTAGGGGGCAATCCTGCCTTTCTTTATGTAGTTGTTCTACATAGTGTCAGTGCTACACACTTAGTACAGGGAGATAAACAATGAAAGACGATCTTGTTATTACCGAAGCCAACAAAGTAGCAATGTGCGTTTCCTGCCTGGTAGCTGATGCGCTGAAGTATTGCGAGAAGTGCGCCTTCAAGACAGGTAGGGCGGTACGTGCAGTCCATCTGGAGACACTGAAGCTCTCAGTGGAGGAAAGGGAGAAGTTCTGGGATACGCTTCCAGAGCCTCTCTGGGATGCCTATTGGGAATATGCCTTTGCAAAGGAAACAGTGCGTCCAGGGAAGTACTCTCGCAGACCTCAAAAGGTCTTCTCTCTGGAGGAGGAATGCCTTGCAGAGGCGGCTGCCGGGTGTAATCAATAGGCTTATATACCCCTGGGGGGTTATAGCCCGAATACCCTAAGCCTACAAAAAGCCAATAATAGGGGGCAAATACTTATATAGGCGCTTTTTCTGAAAGGAACAATATGACAACCAATGATGAGAAATATGTTGTCGAAATTGCCACGCCAAGGTTCATGCAGGCATTATTGTGTTGTAATGCTAAAAACGTTACGAGACAAGAAAGGAAATGGTGGCAATTCGTTACAGGCATTACCGTAACGTTTCCGTAACGAATTTCTGTAACGCCCTGAAACGCTCATTTGTTCTACGAAACGGCCTGGACCCAGGTGCGAGCAAGACTGGGCAGGCTACTATGCCCGTTTGGGCAGAGGCACTTCCACGCGCCAAGTCGTGGAGAAAACACCCTGAAAGGAGTGTGTATCATGTTGGACCAGTTGAATGTGACTGAGGAATTAGGGGCGATGGCTGATGCTTTGGCAAAAGCCGGGGTTGTGGATGGCGCTGGCAAGCCTGTGAGTAAGTATGCTGCCAAGAAAGCCAAGAAAGCCAAAAAGGTTACCGAGAGTGTCGAAGTTGTTCAGAAAACGGCTTCTGAGCCTGAAGCTTCCAACTTGGAGACCAATGACCTGTTTGGCGACATCGAAGCGATTCTGTTGGGGGATGAGCAGGATGACCTTTATAAGATGGAAGCTCTGCGCGATGAAGCAGAGAAGCTTATGCAGCAGAGCAAGTCCATGTCTGCCCGCATCCGGGATGAGGTAACTTCCGTCTATAGGCAGGCTTACAAACTACGCATGAAGACTCTGTTCGATGCCGAGCGCATGTTCTTCAATGACACCAAGGCGCGTTTCTTCAATACGGTGTCCTGGGAAGTGATCCAGGCTCGTTTCCTGAAGATGCAAGATGCCTGGCATCAGAAGGATGGAGATCCTGAACTCAAGGCCAATTTTCAGGCCGTGCTGGATAAGTGCATCGAGAACTATCCACAAGGCAAGATGATCGATGCTCACAAAGCCAATCAGAATGCCGCGTTCCAGTTGGAATTCAACCTGGAATGCTCAAAGGCAGAGCAAGAGAAGGTTTATCTCGAGGCTCAGGGGAAATTTGATGAGGCGAATGAGATCGCCAAGGCTCATGGTTGGCCTATCACAGCCAAGAAAGAAGTGAAGTATGGCAAATAGGAATAGTACGTCTGCACAATTGAATAGCACAAATATCGTATCCACCCAATTGACCAAGGAGGTCACCATGTCTAATACCAATGTCAAATTCGCTTTGAAGTTCGCAACTCACAAAATGGAAGTCGTCTTCAATCCTGCTGAAGATGCTCAATGGGTCACCTTTGGTGGCAATGGAAAGAGCTGGCAGTCTGCCCAGTTCTGCAATGCAATCGGGGAACGCATCAATGTCAAGGGTCACAAGTACATTCTCGGCAATGAGCCTGGGCTGTATCTGTCCAAGACCTTCGCAGAGGTCTATGATGGTCTTGCTCATCTGGAAAACTTCGGCTATGCCGTTTCCGATGTTGTGAAGACCCTGCTTGATAAAGGTGAAGTCAGCTACCGGAATGAAGTGCTGCCCCACAAGATCTATGGCTTTGGCTATGATGGCATGACCGCGTTTGCTCACATGCTCAATCCTCGCACGTATGAGGAAGGTGAGCCTGACTTCCGCGATCATGTCCGCAATGCCTATGATCTGGTCCGCAATCTGGAAGATCTGCGCAAGGCTGAAGAGAAGGGCATCAACCTTCGCCTGATCTACACCGATCGCCAACAACCCCGCTTCGATCTGATGGCCGAGCAGTGGAATCTCTTCCTGGAAGAGAAGTATGACGAACTGGCGAATAACATTCAGGATCATATCCTGGCTGGCGCTGAAAAGAAGGCGTTCAGGACTGGTGAGCGTGATGCCGCCAATGCCCTGGAAACTGGTCGTGTGATTGGCAAGACTGGTATCAACCAGGATGGCGAGTTATGCGATTTGAACAGCGTGGTTGGTCACTCGATCAACTTCATTGCCAAGGATTCCAAGCGCGGTTGGCTGGTGCTGCCGCTCACGGTACCTGTTACGACTGAGAACGTGACTGCCGTTGCATCCACGCTCAAGCGCAAGGGTTATCGCTTCCAGATCGCTTCCGAGGAAGTGACTGAAGTAGTGATCAATAGCAAAGAGCGCAAGCCCCGCCGTCAGGCTGCGGCTGCATAGTAGAAGTACGCTTTGAATGTGGGAGGCTGAGGGGGAGCCTCCCTGTTTTATTCTCCCACGAGGGCTTGATTAGCCTTAGCAGGAAACAACCGAAAGGTAAGAAAACCCATGTTAGATGAACGAATTGATACTGCTCCTCTAATGGAGCCGATTGAAAAGCAAGTCCTGAAGAAAGATATGCAACTTCATGTGTATCGCACCATAACAGATTGTGTTGCTACTGTGGAAGTGGAGCCTGGGTTCAGCATGATCGGGCATGGTCGCTCTTATGCGGATGCTATTGCGGATCTATGCTTGAAACTGGGTACTTTTACTCCAGGACCTGGCTATAAGGGACGGATCCTGTGAAGAACCGTAGGATCAACTGGCTTTTGAGCACAGTCATTGTAGTCAGTGCATGTGCCATGTGCATGCTTCTGATATTTGAAATATTTGTTCTATTGACATAGGCTGGTACGGGTGTATCATTATGAAAGGAGACTGACAAATGAATGGCAATAATAAAGCATTAGCTATTTCTGTAATCTGGCTGACCGTAGCAATAGTAGCTTTGGCAACTGGTAATGTGTGGGCAATTGCAATAACAATAGTACCTGCCCTGTTTGCAACAGCAGTAGTGGCAATATCATGAGATGTTACAACTGTGGTTCAAGGAATGTAAGCATGCTTCCAGGGGATGTGATCGCTCATTGTGACAACTGCGGCGTAATCTGGGAACCAGCCGCTTTTGAACCCCGTTCTCCAAGTTGGAAGAAAGGATCTAAAATGAATGATTTCCTGTTCTGGGCCGCCATCATTGTCATTGGTTCCATCATTATCTCAATGATAGGCAGTTGTGGTATATCCTGAAAGCTAAATCCCATGAAGAAATACCTTGAATATGACCTAAATGAACTGTACGCCCTGCGTCAGGAGCTAATACAGGACACAATTCGCCCTGATTTAGAGAGTGAGCAAGGCGCAAAGGGTAATAGCCACGGGTACACTCGAAGTGTACTGCGTAATAAGCCTGATTCACTTGGCATGGATATTGCTGATCCTGCACCTAATTCACCGTGATTGACAAACCGCTAACGCAAGCCGTTCGGCGGCTCTTGAAAGGAAAATTATTTATGGCAATAAACCATGATCCTAATAGTGAAGATTTCAAAATGAGAGTGAAAGCCTATATTATGTTCTTTCGCAATATAGGTATCGAAAAGGCTGCTGATTTCTGTGTCCACCAGGATGCAACCATAGAAGGCTTGCAGGCGAACAATGATTCTTTTGTGGTGGCATATCATGAAGCCGCCGAACACACGCTTGCAGTCGGACGGGCGGGTACGTGGATGCAACCCTGTGCTCATGGTTACAATGGGATTTGCCCTGTCTGCGATGCTATGCAAACACCGCCCGCCGCTAAAGCGTAATCCGTACAATGCACTCATGATCCTTGATATTTATCATATTTACCCGCTCAACGATCTCAAAGAGCACCTGATAGACGGCCCGGAAGCGGCTTTGGGAAAATGTGAGTGTAAACCGGTCTTGAAAGAGGGTGGGTTGTTGATCGTTCACAATTCCTTCGATGGGCGTGAGATCCTGGAACAATGGGAAGCGGAAAAGGAAAGGCAGATCCAATGAGCATGATGGCCGGCAGAGGTAATCTATATCTGGATGGGGAATTGGTCAAAGATCCATGGACAGTGGAACTAAGTAACGATCAGCGCAGAAAATCGGAACTGTACATCCATACCCGAATACGTCCCATCAAAGTCTGGGTAATCATGGACACCCACTATAGCCGAAAAGTCATTATCAAAGGCACTGGGAAAAAGAAAACCAGAACATATCAGCATGAGTACACAATCCTCTATAAATGCTATACCAAAAAACCATAGGATCGAAAATGACACACATTGACTTCTTTGCCACCCAGTCTCACTATGTTGATCACATGGCTCCCATCTGGAAGGAACTTGGATCCACAGGGTTCTTTTTTGTACCTTCCAACTTGGAAAAACACATGAGTAAATTGTGGATCCAGCCCTTTCTTCTGGCAGGTGCGGATGCCTATCGGGTCTTCAAGGAAGATACGCCGATCCTGGTCGCGTCCTATGCCGATCTACAGACCGTGTACCTGACCAATCGCCACAAACCCATCATTTATATGGAACATGGAGTCGGGATCGTTTATCCAGGATCCAATTACTATGCCGGGAATGTAGGCATGCGCCGCTTTCCTGTTTTGACCCTGGCACCCAATGAGATTGTTCATCGATTGACAGCCAAAGCCATTCCCGGCATGAAGCAGGCAATCATCGGCACACCCAAACTTGATCAGTTTGCCAGTTCCCCCGCCAGCTCACACACCATCCCCAGAAATGCCGTGGTCTGCATGTCCTTTCACTGGGATGGAAAACAGGTTTCTCCCGAAGCCGGAACAAGCTGGCCTTATTACAAAGGCATCATTCCCGAGCTTCATAAAAGACTGAAACAGGAAAGGGATATCAATCTGATCCTGCATGGACACCCGCGTATTCAGGATGAGATCCGGACTTTTGCCGAAACGCACAATGTCCAGTTTATTGCCGACTTCGAAGAGATCATGAAAACGGCTCAACTGTACATCTGTGACAATTCCAGCACGATCTATGAGTTCCTGGTTACCGGCTATCCCGTGATCCTGCTCAACAATCCGGCCTACCGGCGTAATATAGACTTCGGCATCCGTTTCTGGCAATACACGGATATTGGAACACAGGTGGATGTACCCTCCCAACTCTTTATAGAAACGATCATGGCCCTGGATTATGCGGATAAATACAGGTATGCCCGAAAAAAGGCTGTTGAGTATCTATTTCCTCACCTGGGAAGCAGCACCGCGGTTGCCATCGATGCCATTCACCAGCATTTCCAGAAATGAGACTTGTTACTGTGGCAGATGACAGGCACGGGCGCAAGGGAGGCGCTTATGAAGCCACGCAACGCAGGATCCGGACCCTTTTAGGTGACTGGATCTCTCAACGGCACTATACCTTCGCAGATTTCAAGGATTGTGACAGCCTGATGAAAAACAAGGATGCTGCCAGGAACGGAAGAGTCTATAAACCCTGGACAATCCTTCACGAACTTGAAAGAATGCAGGATGGGGAATTTCTGATCTACAATGATTGCTCTCCAGAACTATGGCCGGATACAATCGACCTTTCCCAATACGATCTATCCGTCATTGAGGAACTGACCTGTCAAAACGATAATGTTCTGGTGGGTTTTGTGAAATGGGACCGCAGACATTTGGGGAAAGATGATCTTGGCATCCATACACACCATTTTTTCACGCTGGATAGCTGTCTCGAACTGATGCACGCAGAGAAACTCCGCCATTCCTTTTTATGCGCTTCCGGAATGATCTGCATCCGTAAAACAGAAATCACCACCGGGCTGGTTCGGGACTGGCTATTTTGGAACCGCATACCCGCATGCTCCTGCATGCGCGCCAACGAACACGAGGACAGCTATTTCGATCCGGGAAAGAACAGCAAGTTCGGGAACCGGCATGATCAGAGCGTTTTGTCAGTGTTGCTCAATCAGGCAAACTGGTCCTACTGTGATATTGTCTATAATGACATGAATCCTTATAATTTCCTCAATTACTGTCTGCCTGGGCACGAATACAACTTCATTCCATCCAACAGGAGTACAACATGATCCAATCAACCGGCAAGTTGCTTGACTACAGGGACTTTCGTGATTTCAGCGATGTCTTTATCGAAACTGGAAGCGGACACGGAGCTGGTATCCAGCGCGCACTGGATGCTGGATTTCTGGAAGTTGCCAGTATTGAGGCCCAAGTTGCAAATTACTTTATCTGTGTAGGAAGATTTGCCAAAATTCCAAATGTAAATATTTTTTCAGGAAGATCTACGGATATCCTTCATGATGTTTTGAAGCATTATGATAAGAGAAATGTGATCTTTCTGGATGCCCATCCCTCCGGGCCAGCAAGTTTTGGACACGAGGAAGTTATCCACAATAACATGGATTTTTCGCAGGATACCATCATTCGCGAGGAGCTGGATATTATTTTGCAAACTAGGACTCATCTGATCATTATCGATGATGTCAATGGAACGGCAGATGGACTGGCTGAACAATATGCGGAAATCGTCAGGGAACGCAGACCTCTGGCAGGTTATAAGTTCTTTTTCTATGATGAAAACCTGAACAACAAGCAGTTTTACAAGGACAAACTGCTTGTCTGCATTCCGGAAGGATAATCATGGAATTTATAGTTTCTTCCGGAATGCCCAGGTCTGCCTCCACCTTGCTGTACAATATCCTGCGTGAAATATTGATTGCTCGCCATACACAAGCCTGTGTGAGCGCGGTATGGGACGAAGACCCAAATTTCCAGGTCAACACCAAGGTTCTTCTCGTAAAAACACATGTGTTGAGGAAAATCCACCTTCAGAAAGCCACACACATCTTTTATTCCTTCCGAGATGTGCGTGTTTCGCTGCTTTCGAACTTCCGCATGTTCGGAGAGGAACCATCCATTGCTTTTGTAAGGAAATACATCCATGAATGGCAAAAGGCGCAGGAATATGCAGATATGTCCTTTCCTTATGACACGCTCACCAAACAAACAGCATCGGTCATTGAACGGATTGCCTTTTATCTACAAATTCCTGTTATTGTAGAATCAATCCTCAGCCATATCGAAAGTTATTCCCATTCTGCCTCGAAAATCCCTCCACCGACAGAGACAATGCTGCATCCAAATCACAGAACGTTCACAAATGATGAGGAATGGAAAACACAACTCGATCTGTCACTGCAAAAACAGATCCACCGGGAATTCTCCTGGTGGTTCCATGAAAATGGATACCCAATATGATCATATCCTTCTCGCAACTGGGGAAACATAAATGAAAATACCAATCGTAGGAATTTACAAAATAACAAAAAACGAGTTATCAATATAATCACTGGAGAAATATATCAATCCGTTACTTACGCTGCCAAAAGTTTAGGAATACAACGAATGACTTTGAGCAAGCAACTTGCTAATGGAAGAAACAAGGAGTTACAAATTGATTATTAGTTTTAGTTCTTTAGGAAAACACGGTCGGTTAGGAAATCAATTATTCCAGATTGCCTCCACGTTCGGAATGGCGGAGAAATATGGGGCCAGGGCTGTTTTTCCAAGTTGGAGTTATGCTCAGTATTTCGAGAATTATCTGCCCACTGGCCGCATGGCATCCACCCGCATCGAAGAAAAGCACTTCCATCACCACGAATGGAATTTGACAGGTGATACCGATCTGCATGGGTATTTACAGAGCCCGGCCTACTTCGGAGTGCAAAGACTACGGCTGAAACAGGCTTTTGTGGAAGATATGAAGTCCCGTTTGAACATCTGGGATAAACACACCATTTGTCTGCAGGTTCGAAGAGGTGATTATGTCGGAAACGAGAATTATTATCAGGTTCCCATCACCTATTACATCCAGGCACTGAACAAACACTTTCCCGGATGGCAACAGTCTAATATCCTGGTGATCAGCGATGACATTGAATACTGCAAGGTCCACTTTGAGTGTCTACCTAATGTGACTTTCGCGCAAGGAAACACAGATATCGAAGAAATGGCTCTGGCTTCCAATTGCGACGACTTCATCATCAGCAACTCCACATTCGGCTGGTGGACTGCCTGGTTCGGATGTCATGACCCAAGCAAATACCAGTTTGAGAGAACAGTCATTTATCCAGGGAGAATGTTTACTGGAAAACTGGCTCATTTTGAAACACGCGATTACTGGCCCATACAATGGTTCCCCTTTTCCATGGATGACCTGCAGCTTGATCTGCGCGATGTGACTTTCACTATGCCAGTGTCCTTCGACCATGAACATCGCAGGCGTAATCTTGGGTTGAGTCTGTGCATGCTGCAAAAGGATCTCAAGTCCAATCACATCATCTGTGAACAGGGTGGAAACAAGTTTGCAGACATGAAACAATTCGCCAGATATATCCAGTTGGGAGCGAATATCTTCCACCGCACAAAAATGTTGAATATGATGGCACAAATGGCCGAAACGCCCTATATTGTGAACTGGGACGTAGATGTAATTATCTCCCCTGTGCAATTATGGGCAGCTGCCAATTTGCTTCGGAAGGGCATCGATGTAGTCTATCCCTTCGATGGAAAATTTGCACGCATCCCGCGTAATGACTGGTTCCAGAAGATCCAGAAATACCTGGATATTGGTGTCGTTGGAAAGACTCCCTTCAAAGGTAGGGAACCTGGTCATATGTCTTCAGGCGGAGCCGTCATGTTCAATAAACGATGTTTCGTGGAAGGTGGTATGGAGAACCAGAACATGATCTCCTTTGGTCCCGAGGACTGGGAACGGCACAACCGTTTCAAAACCCTTGGATATTCCATTGGACGCGTGGGAGGAGCCCTCTTTCATCTCGATCACTTTGTTGGACCTAATTCCAGCAGCGCCAATCCCCATTTCCGTGCCAATACTGCGGAATATGAGAAGGTCAATAAAATGACCCCGGACCAATTGAGAGCCTATATTGCCACCTGGCCGTGGCCCAAGGAAAAAATCCATGAGAATATTCTATGATTTCGAAATGACCGGTTTGCACCAGAAAACCACACCTATCTCTCTGGGCATGGTCACGGAAGAGGGGCAGCAGTTCTATGCTGAGTTTATAGACTACGATAAGGAACAAATTACACCCTGGGTTCAAGAGAATGTGATCAACCAACTGGTATTGATCCCCAATCCACCTGATATGAGCACGGCCTGGGGAAAATTCCTAGGCCCCAGTTCCAAATTCACAATGGTTGGCTATCATCAGGCAATTGCCAATATGGTCGCAGAATGGTTGAAACAATTCAACTTCGTGGAAATGTGGGGAGATGTTCAACCCTACGACTGGATGCTTTTCTGCGAACTATTCCCCATCCCCAATAATGACACGGCAGAACGCCTGCCCGGAAATGTCTATTACATCCCCTTCGACCTTGCCACCCTGATGAAGATCAAGGGAGTGGACCCTGATATTTCCCGCGAAGAATTTTCAGGGATCAAAGGCAAACACAATGCCCTTCGAGACGCCTTTATGATCATGGCCTGCTACGACAAATTGAGGCATTTGTAACAATCTGAATATTCTCAAAACCCGGGAACGGGTGTATAGTGCTGCGAAAGGAAAACCTGCATGAATCTCGGTGTGATCATCCAAGCCAATGGAACAACCGCGGAAGATCTGCGGAAAATCGCTCAATATCGTCCTGCGCATGTCATCCTGGACGTGCAAACAAATGATGATCTCAGAATAGTCGATCTATTCTCCAAGTTGGAGATTTCAACATTTCTGATGCTGACACCTGGCGTCCTCCGGCCTGAGATCATGACCCTGACGGCTGCTACTGCTTTTCAGCTTCTTGGAAATGGACGGCTCTATCTCAAGACCCATTATGGAGCCAACGAAAAGCTGTTTGAAGAGATTCGCCTGTTCTTCAATCAATTGAGCCAGGAGAAACTGGCGGAGGAAGTCTTTTTGACAGCTCCTGCCAGTCACTTTTTCAATATGGAATCGATTACTACAAAAACCTTTCGTGTCAGCCGAGCCGTTGGACTGGCTACTCATCCAAGTTACCGGATCAGCAATTCCATTGACTCGTTGAGCATTTTCAACAATAAAGCCTTTTTGCAGGTACTGCATACGGATGAACAGGCAGAGTTCGATATCCAGATCCTGCCGCCCATTGCAGAAACGTTCGAAGTTGTTACATCCTGGAACAGACCCACTCATATCTGGTCACTGCGTTCCTTTATTTCCTTCAAAGAAAGTGTTCAGTTCCAGATGCCCATTCTGGCAATCTGCAAGATCGTGCGGGACCGGACTTCCGCCTGGGAGGATCAGACCTGTACTCTTCGAGCAGTACGGAAACTGAACGTGGGTGACCCGGATCTGGAAATCGTGGAATTCCTCAAGGGGAATGTCGGCAAAACCCTGGATGGAGATTATGTATATCTCCCCAGTTTTGACATGAAAAGGTTGTAACCTTTTCATGGGTCACAAGTCATGCTTTTAGTGAAAGGAGTCTATATGAACCGTTTTAGCAATTCCCGTATTAGCAATATGTTCCAGTCTGGCTTACGTCAGCGCGGCCTGATGTTCGGAGGGCTTATTTTGATAGGACTGGCCTCCTTCGAATGTTGGAATTACATTTCCACTCAACATGCCCTCCTGGACATCCTGGGAGAATTGAAATTCGCCGGAATCCGTGCAGCCAGTCTTTTGGGTTTCGCTTTCTGTGCAATCGACTTCGCAGGGATTGCCCGCATCTTTACCCCCGAAAAAGGACATGAAGAGCCCACCGAGGTCTGGTATCTATTTGGCGCATGGCTCCTGGCAGCCATATTCGATGCCACTCTTACTTATTGGACTGTAAAGATCTCCATTCTTTCCGATCCTACCAAGAGTATCATACTGGCACAAACTCCCAAGATGGTTGAAACTGTTTCCATTGGGATTGCCGCAATCGATCTGATTATCCGCGTCCTGTTGATCAATACCTTTGCAATTGCTGGAGAACGTCTCTTCTCCAATGCAGAGGATCCGCTTCAACCGCGTGTTCCACACCCCGCCCAACCCACCATCCGGCCTGCATATACTCCGGGATCCCCGCAGCGTCCCATGCCACGCCAGACCCCCTTGTCTTCCGTTGCCTATCCACTGCCCAAACAGAGTGACTACAACGAACACAATCGGAGTCGATAAATGGCTAATGCAACTCCAGGCAGATTTATCTTTGTCAATGGAGAGGTTCCCGAAGGAATAACCACCAGGGATTTCGATCGGGAAAACCTGGTCAAGAACATGGTTTCCTATGGATTGAAACCCGTTTTTGTGGAAGGGGACGACAAGGCAATCTGGGTACATTTTCTGCCCATCGATGTGGAAACGTTCGAGAAACTGTTGTATTCCAACGCAGATCCACTCATCCCCCTTTCGCGCATTGCATATGCCGACGAATGGTGGAGAAACCTGATTGTCAGCTGGAAATCCATGAAGCGGTATCTCGATAACACCGCATCCAAACATGCCGTATAAACTCCATACCATGACAGAGGCCGAGCTAGAGATCCTGGCTCGGTCTGCTGAGGAACCAAATATATTCTTCGATTACTGGTTCAAAAAACCAGGTCTAAGCAAAGGGTGGCAATTGGATTACAACTTCGTGGACGATCAAAAATGGCAGGAAACCATGTGCATGGCAGAACAGAGTTTCATTGTTGCCATCTGCGGAATTTGCTGTGCCGACATTGATAGCCGAGTCTATGATGCTGAGTTAGAAAAGTACATCAGCTTTAGAGAACTGTTAGAAACAAAACGTGCTCCTATTGTGTTGGCTCGAGGCTTGAGTGGGTGGGTAAAGCAAAAAGCAACTCTACCATTCAAAAAAGGCAGAGCTGCTTCTGTGAAAGTCACGTTTTCAGATGGAAATTCAGTTACTGTTTCTAAAGACCATCGTTTTCTAACCCCCAACCGAGGCTTTGTACGTACTCGCGATCTAATGCCTGGAGATTTCTTAGTCGCTCCTTGTACTTTGCCTGGTTCTTCCTCCAATGGTAAAGAATATGTTCCCCATTGTTTGGAAAGAGGAGAAGATTGTCAGGATCATTGTTCTTCCCGTTCTCATCCTCGTGATGTACAACTTCTTCATCCCGAAGGAATCTCCCGATCTTCTTCTCCATTACAAGACGATGTTCAGCAACCCAACCATTCGCCTTCTTTCTTCCACGATACCCTTTTGGAGCAGGAACAAATATATAAGCATCATCTTTCCGTTCATTATAAAGACCATCTACAAAAGCAGCCGTTCTCTCACCTTTTGCGCCACGATGTAAATTTCTCTGTGCATTACGGGAGATTAGCCAGCGTCGTATCTGCTCAGGATCAGCATCCAAAACAAGAGCATCTGCAATCCGTTGACAACTCCATTCTAAAAGGCCTAAATGGAGAAGTATCGGAGCATATTGATCAAGTTTCGAACCTTTTTTCTTCCGGCGAGTTGGATCAAATTCAATATGCCATCGATGCTTTTTCATTAGATAAGAAAGGGCTTGTTGAGTTACGCCAAGATACTGAGCAACTGCCGTTAGAGTTCCGAATTGGTCAACAAGTTCTTGAAGTCGTTCCTGATCCATATTTTTCTCCTTGTGGTAATAATAGTAATTATTATACACCTTTCATAACAAGTATTGAGGATGTTGGAGAAATTGATGTGTATGATCTCCATGTTCCAAATTACGAAAACTATGTAATGGAAGGTGTTGTGAGCCACAACACAGGAAAAACTTTGGGAGTGGTTATGGGTGGTGCTTATCATTCCACAATGACCCGTTCCTTCCGCTTTCTAAATATTGCTTCGCAAAGCTGGCAGTCAGGATTGATGCACTCCGTCCTTCTGGAACAAGCCAAGGACACCCCTTTTGAGAAACTGATCGTCTCCAGTCCAACCCGTCCCTATCACAAGATAGTCATCTCCTTCAAAATAGGTGATTACATTCACGAGTCTTCGATGCAGTTTCTGTCCACCGGAGAAAAGGGTGATGCCACCAATATTATGTCATTTCGTGGTGATTGGATCAATATCGAGGAAGCGGGACTGATCGAGAACCTGAATGAGATCGTGGGAAACCTGGCAACCCGTCTGACTGGTGTTTCCGCAGAAGGACGTGAGCTGCTGGCACGCATGTCGCTCATTTCCAACCCCTGGGACAATATTGAACTCTGGCAATTGTATGACATGGCGCTGGCCGACAAGGAAGATGGACTGGTATTCAACATCGACACGGCTGGCAATAAAAATGCCACTCCCAGACAGGTCAAGCTGGCTCTCAAGCGTATTCCAGAGGACCAACACGACAAGTTCATGACCGGCAAACGTCCGCAGGGACGCGGGGATTACTTCTCCGGCCCCGATGTGGAAGCCTGTGAAAGTCAGGCTTTGACTGAAATCGCCATTGCCGGAGTCAAGGCACGCAAGCCAGGTTATATCATCAAGGACAATCCCATTCTGGGCGTATGGCATTATCAGGTGCCGCGCGTGGATGGAAGATTGTATATGGTGATTGGAGATCCGGGCACAGGTGCACCACCGGCCCGTAACGCTCCCACGATTGCTGTCTTCGACGTGACCGAATCGCCCAAATACATGCCAATGGTTGCCTTCTGGTGGGGAACCGGCAATGCCAAAATCCTGCCTTTCTACACACAAGTGTTATACTGGGCAAACTTCTATAAAGCCATGGAGGTATTTATAGATAATACAGGTACACAGAAACACGCCGCAGAACTTGCCAATATCCATTATGTGCAGGAACTGAGGGAAATGGGCTTGAGCAGTGTCCAAGGATTGAGCTTTGCATCCACTCTCAAAACCACCTATTTGAAGGCGTTACAGATTACAATAGAGTCCGAAGTTCGTCCATTACAGTGGCCCAAGTTTCTTTTCAAGTCTGTTTCCGCTCAAACCAAGAACTATGATTATGAACGTGATAAATCGACTAATTCAAAGCTGGCACAGGACTGTGTTGCGGTTCTGGCTATGTTTGCGTTCGCTGTTCGTGCGTGGAGCCGTAAGCACCATAAAGCAGACAGTAAAGAAGATGAACAGCACGGCGATCCGCCTGGCCGGGATCGGAGAGACGATTCTCGCTCACGAACGTATGGAAGAGACCCACGTCGAGCGGGATAGGATCCGCAAAACTAACCGTGAAGAACGGGCAGATACCAGATAGGAGAGATACATGAATAGCGATCTTGCCAAACGAATGATGGAAATCATCGCTAATATCGAGCATATGAAGGAACCGGAACTCAAAGGATTGAAACCCGAAGACAAGGGACGTGCCCTGGGTGTTCATCAGGGCACAACAACTCTGGCCGCCCAGTTCAAAGCGCTGCTGGAAGAGGAACCCAGGAAGCCCTTGATATCAGGAGCACGCGTGCGCGTGAACAATGGTCCCTATATGACCATGACTGGAACCTTTATGGGATTGGAATCAACACTCTTCGGGCCACAAGCAGAAGTGGTATTAGGCGGAATGGATCTGCCCATATTGATCGATCAGAAGTATTTGGATGTGTTATAACCTTACAGTTCCGTTGAGAAGTCCCATTCTCCAAGTTGGAAAGCCACCTATCAATATTGCAATTCTGTAACATATACGTTATTATAGTATCCAGCAATCAGAGAAAGCAGAGTAGACCAGTATAAAAATGGGCCATGCTCTGTCTTTTTTTATCCCAACGGTTGCTTCATGTTGCCTTCCATTCAGAACCTGTTCACAAAAATCACAAATTCAATCGCACCTTTCGCACTGGAAAATCTCCAGGCAGAAGGTTTTCCGCTTCAACTTTATAATGAGCAGGCTTCACGCTATGCTGTTTTCGAGGAATGGTACAAGGGCAAACCACTGGAAATCATTATCATAGACAAAGCTACGGGGAAACCGATCGAGAAGTATCCAATCAAAATCAATCCCATCAAAGGAACCTGTCAGAAACACGCAGCACGTGTCATTGGACAGAATGTGGACTCCATTCGTTTCGGAGGACTTCCTTTTCAACTTGTTCCGGATGTGGAGAAAGCCAAAAAGAAACAGGCCAAAGTTGTGGAAGACGCCCTGCGAACCATCTTCTCGGACAACAGCTTTGGATCATCCTTTCTTTCCACCTGCATCCGTGCCCAATATTTGGGTGGTGCTATCATAAAAATGAAGTGGATCCCGGACGAGAAGACCATCGAAATATCCACCCCAAAACCTGCTGAGTTTGTTGGATTTCCAGATGGTGCAAATGAATACCGTCTACGGGAAGCCTGGATGGTCAAAGAGATCACTCAGGCAGAAGCAGAAGCCCTGGGATACATCAAACAAACCTTCGAAGACAAGTTCTGGTATATCGAGCATTGGACCAAGCAGGATTACAAGATCCAGGTCAACAATCAGGTTCTGACCTTCGAGGATGGGGCAAAACAACAGGGAGAAAACCCCTTCAAACTGGTTCCCATCGTATACATTCCCCATATTCGCGTGGACTCCTTCCTGGGAGATTCCATCATCACAGAAACCGTCAAGGGAGTCATCAAGGAACTCAATTTACGTTGGGCGGATATTGGGGATGCTGTTTCCGCCGATTCCCATGACTATGTAGCTGTGGCAAATGTATCTGGTGGGATTTCCACTATCAACGTGGGCGACAATCGACCGGTATTGGATCTTGGACAAACATCCGGTATCGGTTCCAATGCAGAACCAAAAATGTGGGCTGTCGGAACCAAGTCCGCCTCCGAAAGCATGCTCAAATTCGTGGATGACCTGTACGGCGTATATCGGCGCGAAGTCAATCATCCTGCCGTGGCAGATGGTGAGGACGAAGGCTCCCAACGCAGTTCACTGACCCTGGCCACCCGTATGGCTCCGCTGGTCGATGAAGCGGAATTCGAGCGGTTGTTCTGGACAGTGGGAATGACCGAAGTTGCCAGAATTATTCTTACGATTTGTAATATCAAAAATTTACACAATATCACAGAGGAGTTGATCAAGACTCCCTTGTACGCTCAATGGCAGCCCATGTTGCCCAGGGATCGTGAAGCCATGTCCACCGAAGCAGCAGTACGTTCCAAGAACAAAATCACATCCCGCAAGAAACTCAACCAGATGTATGGAGATGTCGCAGATGTCGATGAGGACATGGAGCAGATCAAGGATGAAGCTGAACTGGATCAGGTAGCTTCACCCTTTGGTGCCAAACCGGGAGCTGCGGGTGTGCAACCAAACAATCCCAAACAACAACCTCAGAAATCACAGTGACAGGAAATCACTGATGACTAACCTTTATAGTGATACAGGAGATAGAAGATGAAAATGAACTTTTTGCGTGGGCTCTTTGCTTTACCTGAAATATGGTTCGAAGCAAACGCTGGTGGCGGCTCCGGTAGTGGCTCTGGTACGGGGACAGATCCCACGGTCCAGCAGCTCCAACAGCAGGTCACAGAGATACAAGCGAAATACGAAGCGCTCCATCAGAAAGTCGAGAAGGGCGAACTAATCGAACCGGCCACCTTCATCAAGAAGGCCACGGAATCAGGCGAGCTTTATAGCAAAGATCGCTACGTTGGTCTGCAGAAAACCATGCAGACTGAAAAGGATGCGGCGGATGCCCTCAAGGTATCTGTAGCCGCATTGACTGCCAACGAGACAGCCTTGAAAACCCAGCTTTCCAACTTGGAAAAAGAAAAGGGTGACTTGAATGCAAAGCTTGTTGAGACAGGCAAGACTGTGGAAGACCTGACTCGCAAGAATAAACGTTCCGCTCTCATTATGGAAAAGTTTCCAGTCCTGGCTCCCTTTGAAGTAAAGGGACTTCTGCCTATCGGTGATGATACACAGTTGGAAACTCTTCTCTCTAATTTTGCTGGACAGTTGGATACTATGACCACCAAGGCCAAGGATGAATTTGGCAAAGGTGGTGGTACTAAAACTCCTGCCGGCAAGGAAACAACCACAACACCGGATGGGGAGCTGGATGCCAAAGGATTGCTCGCCAAAGCACAGGCGGCTTTGAACGATACCACTGTGCAAGATTTTGCAGTCCGTAGAGCCAACTATGACAAGTTTTATGACCAGTACATAGCGAAGCTCCAACAGGACGCAGTAACCTAACTTATATGAGGTAAATATGCCTACAACCTACGAGGATTTTGTTGCCATCAACCCCGTGGGAGTGATCGACAGAAATGTATGGGACGACCGTATAGCGGAAGTCAACATGCAATTTGTCAAAGGTCCAACGATCTATACGCCATTGATCGACTGGACCGATCGCTCTGCCGTGACTGGTGCTTCAAAGTCCATTTACTCGGAAATGATGGAAGGGGATGTGGATTTCGATGAGATTGAGCACAATGCCAAATACATCGAAGAACCTTTGGGCATCGACTCGCGCCAAAGGGATATCGGAACGGGGCGCTACGGCGACAAGATCCAGGTCGATGATGACTCGTCAGTCTTCCAGATGTGGAAACTCTCTGGTGGCCGGGATTGGCGTCCGCTTCTGCGCGGTGTACTTGGAAACAATGTGCGCCGCAAAATGGAGTTCGTTTCACGCAACGCCTACCTGAAAGGTCCGAAGGAATTCTGGACCTATGGTGGTGCAGCCACTTCCTGGGGAACGCTGGATGCCAATTGCAAGTTTGACATCGACATCACCACGGATTGGAACCTGCGCCTTGGCAATACCGGTACGCCGATCATTCCTGGAGATATGGCCGCCGCCAAGGTTGCCATCATCCCTCCAGGTGTAACCTATGACTTCCGTAAATCTCTTGCAGCAGCCACCGGGAACGAAGCGGCTCTCTTTACACAGGCTCGCCTGTATCAGGGAGAGTCCATTCGTTATGAAATGGGAACCTACGAAGGCGTCCGTTTTGTGGAAGTCCCGAATGACACCTATGGTTTCAACGCCGCAGTATTGTATAACTGCGGTGCGATCTTTGCCCAGGCTACGGCTATGGCAGCCATAACCATGGGTGCTGGTGCTCCAAATCCTGAGACTACGAAAGTGGATAGCGTCTGGGCTGTCGGTCAAAAGGACGTAACGCATTACATTCAACTGGACACAGGTCAGGCTGCTGACTTCGCCAAGAATGACTGGGTGACGATCCATATAGCCCGTACCAATGCCTATGGTGTGACCAATGGCGTGGATCCACTTTCCGGGAAAACCATTGTACGCCGCGTTGTAGCTGTGGATACCAGCAATGACACCCTGTCCTTCGACAGGCCGATCATGAGGAACTACACCAACAACCTGGGCAGTGGTGTGTATGCCTATGTTACGAAAGGTCAGCACGTGGGTTTCTGCCTGGTGCTTGGCTCGCGTGGCGGCATTCTCGGAAATGTCAATCGCCCCATCAAGTTCTACGAACCCAAGAGCATCGATGACTTTGAGTCGATCTATCGCCTGGTCTGGGATATCCGCGCTGGTCTGAACATCTGGGAACCCAACCTTTGGGAATGCCATTTCGTGGCAGTTTCCGTTGCGAAACCTGGTGGTATCAACAGCCCGCAGGCCATTGGTTCGTAATTCAACTTCGATGAGGCAGCATGGGTACTATAAAATTTAAGGAACTCAAGCAAAAGATCATCCGCTCCGTGGAAGATACGGTGGATGAAAATGCTTCTCCACTCAGCGGCAGCGATTATCTTGCCGCCAATCTGGAGGATGCAGCCCATGCTGCTTTGCACGCTATTGCTTCCCGCTATTGGAAACGTGCTGTATTGTCTGTAAATGCTGATGCGGAATCAGTCTCTGTACCTGACGATTTTATTGATGTGGATGGAGTGTATGACAAAAAGGATGCCTTGTTTATCCCGAAGCTGGCTTTCCAAGTTGGAAATGCGCTGGCAACGACTGTAGGGAATGGCTTCTTTCTCTATCCAAGTGGGACGATCACATTCATCAACAAAATTGGTTCTTTGGGTGCAACCGTGTTTTACCAGTCTCACTGGACACGTCCCGAGAAAGATAACGACCTTCTGGACTGTCCGGACTTTCTTGTTACTGCACTGGTTCAGTATAGCGGCGCTTATCTATTGGGTGCCAACGCAGTTTCCAGTGCCAGTATCCGCCAATACAACACGAAGGTCGATAGCGGTCAACCCGGGGATATTCCCCAAATGAAAATGTCAAACTTTCTCATGGCACGTTACGAGGAAGAACTAAAACGCATTCCCATGCTGGAAAAGGGACGTGTGCAATGAGCCAGATCGTTCCGCTCATTCTGGATCGGATTGTTCGTGACCTGGAAACCGTCTGCCGCACTTCTATCAACGAAGATAATGATACCTATGCAGACATCCTGAAAAAGGGATTATTGCAGAATAACAAGGTCCGGGACAATGTTGCCATCGGTGTGACTGGTGGCGATCATGAAAATCCGGAATATCTCGATGGGATCGTATCCCTCGGGGAGCACAAGAACATCGGTTTCAATGTCTCGGAAATCCCAAGAGAAGTCGGTGGTGGCGAACTATGGTGGCGGCGTGGTGTGGTCCGTGTGGAATGTTTCTTCGTCCGGGAGAAACTTCCAGAAGACGAAGCATATACCGCGGCCTACGAAGTGCTTGCCAGAGTCCAGAACACCATTCCACTGATCGCTGTCGGTGATCTAATCGATAGTTGGAATGAACGAGCGATCAAACTGTTTTCCTATGCAAACACCTTTTTTCAAAGCGGAGGAGCTGAGGATAGCAACATCTTCCGAGGCAAAGTGTTCTGG